ATATCTAAAAGAGTTGTTGGAAGCTAGACCTGATACTGTAGATGGTGTTGATATATGGACATCTAAAAATGTAGTTATTGCTGACCTTGTTATAGGTACACTACTTAAGCAAGTTCGTGATTTAGGCACAGCTGGTAGAGAAATAGCAGATCTCGTTGATTTACAAGACATAGATGGGCCAACAAAACAGCTAGTAGATACCATGCTTACTGCATTGTATGAAACAAAAAAAGCTAGATTTGTAAAGTCTGACTCATTTAGAGAACTTGGTCTTGGCAAGAAAAGTAAGAAGACTGTTGAAGAAGCAACAAAACAGTCTATGGAAGATGCAAAAGATTCTATCATGTCTCTACTTAAGATAGCTGGAGACGAAAAAGATGACAACATGCTATCTGCTTTGTATGAAGCATTTTCTATGATGGAGAATGTAAATACATTAGATGACTTTGATAACTGGGCAAGAAAAACTATTCTTGGTGGTGCACTAGAACAAGGTGGAGCTAACCGCACAGGTGCAATGATCCGTGAGCTAGAAGGTGTAATGTCACATAGTATACTATCTGGCCCCAAAACACCTATTCGAGCAATCATGGGTACATCTACTGCAACATTCTTACGTCCATTAGCACAGAGTTTAGGTGCAATATTAAGATTACCTTTTGATGGTAATGTAGCTGATGTTCGAGCTAGTCTTGCATCAGTAAATGGATTGATAGAAGCTATACCAGAGTCGTTTACTTTATTTAGAAGTAAGCTAAACTCATACTGGAAAGGTGATATAAGACAAATAAAAACACGTTTTATAGAATTTACAGCACAAGATGATAACTGGGAGATATTACGTCGTTGGGCAGAAGATAGTGGTAGAGCTACACCCGGAGAAACAGCAGCGTTTCGTGTAGCAAATCTAGCACGTCAGATGAACAATAGTAATTATCTAACATATTCTACCAAGCTGATGGCTGCAACTGACGATGCGTTTGGTTATATCATGGGTCGTGCAAAGATGCGTGAGAAGGCTATGCGTAAAGTGCTTGAGCTACAAGACAACGGTTACAAGACACCTAAGATAACAAAAGAGTTGATGAGAGCATATGAAGATGATTTTTATGCACAAATCTTTGACGCTAATGGTAATATTGTTGATGAAGCTACAAAGTTTGCACGTAAAGAAGTTACACTTACACAAGAACTTACAGGCTTTGCAAAGGGTTTAAACGATGTATTTACAGCCACACCACTAGCCAAACCTTTCTTTTTGTTTGCTAGAACTGGTGTTAATGGTCTTGCACTTACAGGTAAGTACACACCCGGTTTCAACTTCTTAGTCAAAGAGTTCAACGACATTGCATTTGCTAATCCTAACGATCTAGCTAGTGTAAACAAGTATGGTATATTTACAGCAGAAGAGCTTGCTAACGCACGTGCTTTACAAACAGGCCGATTAGCAATAGGCTCTGCTGTTACATTTATGGCAGTACAAGCTTGGATGCGTGGTGATCTTAATGGTAATGGCCCAGTAGACAGGCAGAAAAGACAGCTATGGTTAGATGGTAAGTGGGAGCCTAGAACAATTAAACTAGGTGCAGTTCGTGTTGGTTATGACCAGTTTGAACCGTTCAACCTTATTATGTCTACAGTAGCTGACATAGGTGACGCAAGTGAACTTATGGGTGAAGAGTGGACAGAAAACGAATTAGGTAAGATTGCACTTGTTGTTGCACAGGCTGTGACAAGCAAATCGTATCTAGCAGGCATACAATCGTTTGTCGATTTATTTGGTGGTAGACCCGGCCAAGCTGGTCGTATTGTATCTGGACTAATTAACAACCAAGTACCGTTAGCTGGTATACGTAATGACTTAGGTAGATTGTTTACTCCTTACATGCGTGAGATAAACTCAGGCGTATTTCAGTCTATACGTAACAGAAACTTAATTACAGAAAAACTTACAGGTAATAAACTACCTATCAAGTATGATATGTTAAACGGTAAGCCACTCAAAGATTGGGACTTCTTAACTAGAGCATACAATGCTGTAAGTCCAATAAGTCTTAACTTAGACCAAAGTCCCGGTAGAAACTTTTTGTTTGACAGTGGCTATGACTTACGTACATCCACATATTATGCACCAGATAGCACAAACCTGACTGACCATCCTTACATTAGATCAGAGTTTCAACGAGCACTAGGTTCTCTTAACTTAGAATTAGAGTTGGATAAACTTGCTAAAGATAAAAAAATGTTAGCATCTATGGATCTCATGTATGCTGATATACGAGCAGGCAGACGAGCTCAGTTTAATGCAAGAGACTACTATCACAATAGAATCATAGATCAGATGTTTAAACGTGCTAAGAAACGAGCATGGGCATCTATAAAAGATGATCCTAGAATTGCAGAGGTAATCGAAAAGCAACGTCTAGAAAAAGTTGCACAAGTAGATAAACGCACTGCGTCTCAAAACATCCTCAACATATACAAATAAATGGCAACAACATTCATAGATTATACTGGGGATGGGAACGCTACTAAGTCGTTTTCTTTCCCTTCTATACAAGAGTCTGACGTAAAAGTAGAAGTAGACGGTGTCATAAAATCATCAGGCACACACTACAACATTACAAGCTACACTACTACAGGTGGTGGTAATGTAGTCTTTACATCAGGCAACATACCAGCTAGTCCAGCAGCTATACGTATCTTTCGTGATACAGACGTAGATAGTGCAAAGGCTACATATACGGCAGGGTCATCAGTCAAGGCAGCTGACCTAAATGCCAACCATGAGCAGTTACTGTTTGCTGCACAAGAAGAACAAAATCAAACAGTACAGACACAAGATATAAAAGACGGTGCTGTAACCAGTGCTAAAATATTTGATGGTACTATAGTAGCAGGCGATCTAGCTAGTGACTCAGTTACAACAGCTAAGATAGCTGACAATGCTGTGACAATGGCAAAGTTAGCTGGAGGCACATTACCTACAGATATAACAGTCAATAGTGACAACATTGTAAATCTTTCTGTTGCTACAGCTGATATAGCTGATGACGCAGTTACAGCTGACAAGTTAGCTAACTCTATAAATACAACGATTGCAGCTAACACAGCTAAAACTACAAACCAGACTCATACAGGTGATGTTACTGGATCAGTAGCTTTAACTATTGCTAACGATGCAGTTACTACAGCTAAGATAAATAATGACGCTGTAACTACAGCTAAGATTGCAGATGCAGAACTCAAAACTCTTGCAGGCATGCAGTCAGCTACAGCATCAAAACTTGCTGACAGTACAGCTCTTACAGCAGATATAGCCGACCTCAACCAGATTGATGGTATGGCAAAGCAGACTACGATTACAGATGATGACACTAAGTTTCCAACCTCTGGTGCTATCGTTGACTATGTAGCTGCACAGCTAGAACCATTTGGTGGTTTTGAAGCTATAGCTAACGAGGTGTCCTTTCCTAACACACAACCAGTATCTGGTGTTGCTATCTCTATAGCAGACGCAGCTGGCATAGTTGTAAACAGTAGTGGTGTGAGTACAACAGGTAGAACTGTAGGTGGTTCAACTGTTACAATAAACAACATACCTTCTAACTTTCACAGTTCTACTGTAGCTAGTGGTATACGTTTTATTGTGACATCTACTGGCTCTAGTCAGACATACAACTATCACAAAGCTACACTACCAGAAAGCGACCTAGTTGGCCTTAGTGGAGACATTAATGATTTCAACGAAAGATATAGAGTCGGCTCGTCGAACCCTACAAGTAATAACGATAGTGGTGACTTATTCTTTAATACTGCTACAGGTAAACTGCTTGTGTATGATGGCACAACATCAGCATGGGAAGAGGCACAGTCAGTAGGTAGTTTCTTTATAAACACATTATCTAGTTCATCAGGAACTGGTGGAGGAAGCGCAACATTCAATGGATCAGCTTATAGATTTACACTTAGTAATGCAGGCACAGTTGCCGAGCAACATCTTGTTAGCATCAATGGAGTCATTCAGAAACCTAATAGCGGAACCAGCCAACCCAGCGAAGGCTTTGCTATTGACAGCAGCGACATTATACTTTCTGCCGCTCCTTCTACTGGTGCTGATTTCTTCATCATCACGATCGGGTCAACAGTAAACCTAAATACCCCTAGTGCAGGGACAGTAACAACAGCAACTATTGCTAACGGTGCAGTTACAACAGCTAAGATACAAGACGATGCAGTTACAGCAGATAAACTTGCAAACTCTATTAATACAGAGATAGCGGCTAACACAGCTAAAACAAGCAACGCTACTCACACAGGCGACGTTACAGGTGCTACATCTTTAACAATCGCATCTGGTGCAGTAACTACAGCAAAGATAGCTGATGACGCAGTGACTGCTGACAAGCTCGCTGACACGTCTGTAAGTGCTGGTAGCTATGGTTCAGCCACAGCCATCCCAGCGATTACTGTAGACGCTCAGGGACGTATTACAGCGGCATCTACAAACTCTATCAACACCTCTACTATACCAGTAGCAGATGAGTCATCAGACACAACTTGTTTTCCTGTATTTGTTACAGCAGCTACAGGCGACCAAGCACCAAAGACTGGTAGTAATTTAACCTTTAACTCTGCAACAGGAGCTCTAGGTGCGACATCTTACACAGGTGACGGTAGTAGTCTTACAGGTGTAGCATCAACAGTAGCTGACGGATGTATCTATGAAAACTCACAGACTATATCTAACAACTACACAATAACCACAAACAAGAACGCTATGAGTGCAGGGCCGATCACGGTAGCAAGTGGTGCAACATTAACAATACCTTCGGGTAGTACATATACAATAGTATAATTATGGCAATACAAATAAATGGTAATGGTACTATCACAGGTATTTCTGTTGGTGGTTTACCAGACGGTATAGTAGATACCGATATGCTTGCTGCTTCTGCGGCATCACCAGAAAAATTAGGAGATGGTATAGTTATACAAACTTCTATTGTTACAACACCTAACAACGTAACAGTCAATAGCGATGGAAGTTATACAGATATAATAACTCATAATTTTACTCCTAAAAGATCAGATAGTAACTTAGTGTATCATCTTATGTTTCAATGCTATCTTAATAATAATGTTGGATATTCTAACGGAGTTGATTATCGAATATTACAGGATAGCACTACAATTAAAGAACAACATTGGGCAAATTATTTGAATAATGGTAGTTATACACATGACTGGTATCCACAAATGAATGTAATAGACCGTTTAGCTAACATTGGTACAACAAATCAAATTACTTTTAAAATGCAAGGAAGACGATATCAGGGATCAACTAATTCTTTTCAAACATCCTTTGGAGAAGATACAAGGAGTGGTAGTGCTGTGGGTAATACCATTGTTTGGAAAATAGAAGAGCTTTCTGTGTGAGGAATTAAATAAAATGAGTATAAAATTAAACGCACAGTCTGGAGGGTCGGTTGCACTCGACGCTCCAACTCAAACAACAGGTAGTGCAGACGTAACATTTAAGTTACCTGTAGCTGACGGTAGTGCTAACCAATTATTAAAAACAGATGGGTCTGGTAACTTAGGATTTGTAGCACCATCAGTTGGTATAGCTATGGCGGATCAGTGGAGTATTACTACTGATAATAACAAAACTGATAGTCAAACAATAGATACTGGTTGGGAAAGAAGTGATTACTTTTTTGCACAGATAGGAAGTGGAATGAGTGAGTCGAGTGGAGTATTTACCTTTCCTTCGACTGGTATATATCTACTCTTGGCTAAACATACAATGAACACTTCCGCAGGCTATTGTGGAGTTAAACTTATGATGAGTTCAAATAGTGGCGGTAGCTATACTAATGTTTCACATGGTCAGATTACTAATACGAATAATGGGTATCATCATATCAGTCTTCATGCAATGGTTGATGTACAAAATGCAAGTACATATAGATTCCAAATACAAGCTATGAACAATGGAAATGTTCAATACTCTGGAGATTCTAGTGCTCTTAGAAATGGTGTAACATTCATACGTCTAGGAGATACATAATGAGCACAATAAAAACAAACCAAATACAGCATACTGCAAACGGTGCAGCTGCATTTACACTACCTACATCAGATGGCAGCAGTGGTCAGTTCCTTAAAACCAACGCCTCTGGTGCTTTATCTTTTGGTTCTGGTGGTAAAATATTACAATATAAGTATAAAGAAGTTAGCGGTACGACATATAGTACAACATCAAGCACCTTTCAAAACATATCAGATTTTGATTTAACAGTAACACCAACTTCTGCAACAAGTATATTAATTATTCAAGTAAATCTTAGAATAGCATTATGGCATAGTACAGGAAATGGAGGCAATATGACAGTCAGAATAAGTGATGATAATGCTTCTACTTATTTAAGTGACGGTCTAGTATATATTTATAGATATGATACTGGAGGTACTTACTGGGAGGGTACTGATACTCAAGTTACTAGCGTTGTTGCAGGCAGCACAAATGCAAGAACTTATAAGCTTTATTATAAACAGAATGACGGTCAAATGGCACGAATAAATCAAAATAATTCTACGAATATAATGGATAGAAGTTCTATTCAAGTTATGGAGGTAGCAGCATGATATATACAAGACCAGACGCTATGTTGACTTTAGTACCAAATACTGAGTGGACTTGGGAAGGAACAGAATATTCTGGATTAAATTGGCTTGATAGTTCTACGAAACCAACTGAGTCTGAAATAGATGCTGAAGTTAAAAGATTACAAACTGAATATGATAATAAAGAATATCAGCGTAAAAGAGCAGCCGAATATCCTAGCGTGGTCGATCAGCTAGACTTAATCTACCATTCTGGCATCGACGCTTGGAAAGCGAAGATAAAGGAAACCAAAGACAAATATCCTAAACCATAATGGCACTAACACAAGTAAGCACCGGTGGTATCAAAGACGGTCAGGTGCATACAGCTGATCTGGCAGATGCTCAGATTACAGCTGGTAAACTACACGCCGATGCTCTTGATCGTACCTACACACTAGGAGCAGACGGTAGCAACCACTATACATTTACAGGAGAGGGCTTGACCGGGGCGGTCAATGACCCTACCTTGTATCTTACACGTGGTAAAACATACAGATTTGTAAATGGTAATAGTGCAGGGGCACACCCGTTTCGTATACAAACAACAGTCAATGGCTCGGCTGGTACAGAGTACAACACAGGAGTCACAAATAACGGAGGAGCTGGTGGATCTACAATAGTATTTGAAGTACCACATGCAGCTCCAGACGTGCTATACTACCAATGTACCTCACACGGTTCTATGGGTGGTATATTTTACATTACTGGTGCACTACCAGATGGTGGTGTAACTACAGCTAAGTTAGCTGACGATGCAGTTACGAACGCTAAACTAGGTAATGATTCTGTTGGTGCAGATCAAATAGCAAATAATTCTATTACCACAAGTGAGTTAGCAGACGATGCGGTAGATACTAACGCTATACAAAATAATGCAGTTACTACAGCTAAGATAGCTGATGCTCAAATAACTTCAGCAAAACTTGGAACAAGTGCGGTAACTACAGGAAAGATAAATGACCAAGCGGTTACAGCAGCAAAAATTGCAGATACAACTATTACATCAGGGCAGTTAGCTGCTAGTTCAGTAACAGCATCTAAAATAAATGATGGTGCAGTTACAAATGCAAAAATTGATACAATGGCTGCATCAAAGCTAACAGGAGATTTACCTGCTATTAGCGGAGCAAACCTAACAGGCATACAAGGAATACCTAGCGGTGTAATAATGCTTTGGTCTGGTGCATCAAACGCTATACCATCTGGTTTTGTTCTATGTGATGGTAATAACAGCACACCTGATTTAAGAAATAGATTTGTTGTTGGTGCAACAGATACATATTCAGTAGGTGCTACAGGTGGTGCTACAACTGATAGTATTACTGCAACTGGTAACACAACGAGTCAAGCTAATCAACAATATAACTTTAGACCTCCCGGTAATAATGGTGGTATTTATGCGGCAATGAAAGTCCATAGCCATAGTGTTAGTGTAACTGCAACAGTTGATACAGTACCTCCTTACTATGCACTTTGCTACATAATGAAGACCTAATGGAAATACCCACCATAGTATTACCAGATACAGTACAACTGCAAACCCCTTCATTACCTCTCCCTACAGCTGATGTTCCCTCATATCAACCTTTGGTCGTACCTCCGCAAGATTTACGAAGACCCGAAGGTACAAAGGAGGTGCAAACAGAAGAAAACCCACCCCCAAAAATACACTTTCCACCCTTACCTAGTATCACTTTACCATCGCAAGAAGTCCTAGTCGCTGCATCGGTTACTGCTGTAACTGCTGTAGCAGCTGCGACTGTTACACAACCTGTAATCAATGCGTTGAAAGATAAAATACAAAAGTTCTTACAAGGCAAGATAAACAAATGGAAACAAAACCGCCAGAAAAGAAAGGCATCCTCAGAAAAATAAAAGAGAATGTAGATGACCATGACGAACAGATGCAAATACTAGGAGCCATGGTGCGTCTAGGCGTAGTTATCTGGTCTGGTTTTATCATTACACTAAACTACGTAGAGTTACCTATGGTCAAAAAGA